GAGGAGTTGAAGAAAGAAAGAGATTCAAAAGATAAAGATAAGAAAGTGAGTAAAGCAGCACTGTACGTAAGAGCTATAATGGTGATAGGAATACTTTGCACAGTTATACTCAGTACTATGAGTTTGATAAAATCTTCAGCGAACGCTTCTGCTAGAGCAAACACAGTAGTGACAAGTCCTAACGCAGTAGGACAAGCGGTAGAAGCTGGTAGGACTCTTGAGATACCTGCAAGCGAGATGAAAAAGCAGAAAAGTAAAAATATTCAAAAGGAAGTGGAATCTATAAACAAGTAGTCTATGACTATAAACAACGATCGGATACTGGATCTGAACGACAAGATCAACTCTTTAGAGTTTTGTCTATCTAATCACGAGATGCTTAGTTATGTGTCTGTAGGCAGAGTAGATATATTGAGATGTTTGGACAGCATATCGGACAAGTTGGTGAGCAAGACCACAACTTTCAGAAGGTTGTTGGAGATATCGAAGAAGAAGAAAGTGCAGGACAAGAAGGACTTTGAGAGCGTGGTCAACAACAGGATCACCATTTGCATGTCACTGGCTCTCAAGATAGAATGTATAAAGATCGATCTGTTCAGAGACAACAGAGAAATAAGACTATCGCAGCATGTTGCAGATTTTATCAAAGATGTTTGAATTTTTCCAGAGCAAGACTAAGAGGCTTCAGAACAAGATAGACAAGTACATCTCTATCGAGAGAGAGCAGGATGTGATCAAATCGTCTATCGATGAACTCGCAGAGGCTTTTCAAGAGAGAAAAGTGGCGAGAGACTCGATCATGAAGTCACAGTCAGACGACGAGATAAAGAAGTCTGTGGAGAGCAGATATGATCGCTTCATAACATCTCATCTCAAAGAGATCGGCGATCTGAGACGCCGCAGAGACGACGTAGAGAAGAGTCTGAACAGTCTTATCAAAGGCGACGAAGAATTTGTAGGATTAGTAGAGACTGAGAAGTTTCATAGACAGTACAGAGCAGTCCTGACTCACTACAGAAACGATGAGATGTCTCTCGAAGATTGCGACGCTCTGCTCAAAGCAGTCCAGCACAAGTACATTCGCAAGGAGTTGAAGAACGGTGAGTGGGTCTACACTTACAGAGACACAAAGGTAAGAACTAAGCTTGAAAAAGCTTTGAAGAAGGTAGGGTCTGAAATTGTGAAGTTGAAATACGAACAGGGTTATTGTTTTGATGAAAATGGAAATGAAATTTTCAATCACACAGATCATGAAGAGAAGATGATAGATATATCTAGATTTCAAGACAAATTAAAGAATAATATATTCACTCATAATCACCCAAACAATAATGAATTGTCCATTTATGACATGGATGTTTGTCTATCCTCGCAGATGAAAGAAACGAGAAGTACTTCTTTAGATTCACAATATGGGAAAGGGACTTATGTGATGAAAAATGATCTCAAAGAACCCTTTAATATGAAAGATCACACTGAAGAACTGAATAAATCTTATGATGACGGGTACGACAATAAACAAGAGACTCATAAGAATAAATGGATTGATGTTTTGCGACTATCTTCATTTTTTGAAGAAATTAAAGATAGCGTACATTTTTCTTTTGAAAAAGACAATGGAGAAGTAATAAAATTATAATATGGCAACTATTATTAAGTGTGGATTACCTATGCGAGATCAAAATGGAGGTCTCTATTTGATTGAGGATATTCTTTTTAGCAGAGTCATGAGTGGAGATGAGTTTGATTTGGATGATTATAAAGAAATTTCAAAGTTTATTAGTGAAAAGCATCCTACTTTGAGTATGGATGAAAAATCAAAAATAATGGACGAACTTCTGTTTAAAAAGAAAGAATGAAAGAAGTAAAAAATACATATTACGAAGACTATTTGAAGTGGAAGAAAGAAAGACATCAAGACAGTGTCAAGAAATCTGCCATCATCACTATTGTCAAAGCATTTTTGAATGATTCAATTAATGAAGCTCAATACGATTTTCTAATCGAAAAAGCCGAAGCAAAGTGGAAGAATACTGATGAAAAAGGAGATTTGTCAGTAGATGATATATTTACTCAGAAGTTCAACGAGAAGAGTAAGATCTTCGCAGAGTCTGTGAAGAAGTATCTAGACGACAAGTGGGGAACCAAGACTAAGGAAGAGTTCGATGAGAAGTTCGAAGATGAAGCAAAGATAAAAGAAGTAGACATAAAAGACATCATTCCTACTCAGAAGTACGTATCGAGAAAGATAATGGATGAGAAGATGGACAATGTCCACTTCAAAGAGTCTAACATACAGATCTTCAAGTTCGACGGCAAGTACTATCTGTACGATGGACATCACAGAACTTCGGCACTGATAGAAGAAGGATTCAAAGAAGTGAAAGACAACGTGCTTAAACTTAGCAAGATCGACGACTTTGAGAAAGATATAGAGAAGTTCCTTCCTAAAGAGTTCGATCTGTACGAGATAGTGGACAAGTCTGTCACAAGCACTCTCAACAAAGCCTTTGAAGACAATCTGATCAACGAAGAGCAGTACAATCTCCTACTTGAAAAAGCTTGGAAGAAACAACCTATCGGTACGACAGTCACTCACAAGGACGGAAAGAAGTACAAGAAGGTGTCAGAGACAGGAACCAAGCAAGACTGGCAACTGGTGACAAAAGACAAGTCTTCAAAAGAAGGCGATTCTAAGGCGAATAAGAGCACCAAAGATCAGAGCAGCACAGACACACAGCCTTCGAAGAAAGAGCTCAAAGAGCACGCTAAGAACACGTCAGAAACAGCACTCACAAACACAGTGAAGCAATCTGCAGATCCAGTAGAGAGACAAGCAGCTCACGAAGAGTTGAAGAGACGCGAAGAAGAGGAAAAGCCGAAAGATGAGAAAGATTTGACTAATCCAAAAAAAGTGAAAGAAGAATTTGATAAAACAGATTTCGTAGAAAAATTTAGAACGTTGTCAGACGAGCAGATCAAATTCTATTTAGATGCTCCCTTTGAGAATGTAAAGAAAGCTGCTAAAACAATTGCTGACGAAAGAGGTTTGAATATAATCAGCAAAGAAGACTATATTAAGAGCTTTGAAGATTTTACTGAAGAAGATGGAAACAGTTTGTCAGGAAGATTAAGTGATCAATACAAAAAAGATTCCAAATTAGTTAGAGGCAAATTATCTCTAGAATCTAATAAAAGCCAGTTAGATTCAATCAATTTATACATGGGAAATGGATTTGTTGATGTAAGATCTTATTTGATAGATAAAGATAAATATGTTTCTAAACAGAAAGAAATTTATAAAGGGGATGAAGATAAGAGAATAAAAGAAACAGAAAATACAATTGCAAACCTGTCTAGTTTTATTAACGATAATAAGATTGAAAAAGATATTGTTTTGAATAGAATGGTGACAGATCGTCGTTCCAATCCATTCTTCAGTACATTAAAAGAGGGCGATGTTTATGAAGATAAATCTTTTTCTAGCACTTCTTTGAAAAAATTATTCAATTTTGGTGATTTTAATATCAAGATACTTGCTAAAAAGGGCTCAAATGTGGCTAATATAGACAATCCAGGGGAGTTTGAATATATTATCAATAAAGAATCAAAGTTTAGAGTTGTAGAGAAACATGAAAATGGATTAGGAATTACAGTAGAACTTTTATGATATGAAAAAGAAGAAACAAAATAGATTTGCTTACTCTGACGATTCCGGATTGAAAGTACTATCCCAAAAAGAATATTTGGACGTATTTGATAAAAAGGACACCCAAAAATCCGAACAATCAGACATCGAAAAATCAGATGAACTCAAAGGAGGACTTGCAGATAAGCTCTCTATCGAGCAGATAGCAGAGAAACACAAAGTACCTCTCGAGAAGATAATGAAGCAAGTCAAGAAAGGACTGAAAGTCGAGATGGGGCACACAGACGACAAGAATATAGCTCTAGAGATCGTAAAAGACCATTTGTATGAAAGTTCTTCTTATTATTCACTATTGAGGGAAATGGAGAAAAAGTTTAAGGAGTCATGATTATTAAAAGCAATTTATGCAAATGTGGTTGTGGTGAATTATGCGAGCAAAACTGGATTAGGGGCCATGCAAGAAGAGGAAGAAAAAATTCAGAAGAACAAAATAGAAAAATTGGATTAGCGAACAAAGGGAGAATAATGTCAGAAGAAGTTTGTAAAAAAAATTCTGAAAGAAATATTGGTAGAAAGATGTCTGATGAAACTAAAAAGAAGATGTCTGATACTCACAAAAGAGTTGGTACTGGTAAATGGATGAAAGGAAGAACTTTACCACAGGCAACAAGAGATAAAGTTTCAAAAGCTAATATTGGAAGAATAAACACAGAAGAAACTAATGAGAAGATAAGACAAACAAAAATAGGTGCAAGGAATGGTATGTTTGGCAAAACTCATTCTGACGAATACAAAGCTATTTTACGACAAACTATTAGAAAAATTATTCCATTAGCTCACACAGATGAAGCTATTGAAAAAAGAAGATTGTTGTGTATTGGAAAGAAAGCTTCTGATGATACAAAAAGAAAGATGAGAATATCCAAAATAAATTACATTATTAATGGTAACGGCGGTATAGCACCTATGTGTAATATAAGGGCATGTAAATATTTAGATGAATTATCAAAAATTAATAATTGGAATTTAAAACATGGATTGAACGGCGGAGAATTTCATGTAAAAGAACTTGGTTATTTTGTTGATGGTTATGACGAGAGTAAAAATATTGTCGTAGAATACGACGAACCTTTGCATTATAATCATAAAGGATTAAAACAAAAAGATGTAAAAAGACAAGAAGAAATCATACAATTATTAAATTGCAAATTTTTTCGATATAATGAAAAAATAGATTTGTTGTATGAAGTTAATTGTTAGTATTAAATACGAGGCTAAGAAAGATAAGAAAGAATAATGAAAAATGCATTTAATTTTTTTGTAGAGGCTGACATCCCTGATGATATATATAAAGCAGCAACTGAAGCTAAAGGTAATAAACGTTATGATAATATGATTATCGAAGGTTTAGCCAGTGATTCTAGTAAGGATTCTGAAGGTGAAACCATGGAACCTAATGGTTTTGAGATAGATGAGTTCTTGAAGAGTGGGCTTGTGAATCTTGAGCACCTGACTTCTCGCAAAGGTGACCCAGATTTTTGGATAGGAGAGCCGATCAGTGGTTATGTCAAAGATAACAAGTTCTTTGTCAAAGCTAAGTTGTGGAAAGCAAAACCGTATGCAAGAAATCTTTGGGATACTTGCATAGCGATGAAAGAGAGTGGTTCAACTCGTAGGCCAGGTTTCTCTATTGAGGGAAAAGCTTTAGAGCGTCATCCTATGAACAAGATGAGAGTGACTAAGGCGAGAATAAACAACCTGGCTGTCACATTTACACCTGTGTGTAAGAACTCATACTTCGACATCGTAAAAGGAGAGCAGAAAGAAGACTTCGTCAAAGACAAGCAAGTGGACAATTCCAAGTCAAAATACCTCTTCGAGTTCGAAAAAGGAGGAAAGAACTACGGAGTGACGAAAGACTTCAAAGTTGAGGAGAGAGTAGACGAAGAAAAGGCAGTCACATCTGAATCTTCTAATACGTTGAGAAGAGAGGAGTTAGATCCAAGAGTAAAGAATCTTTTGGTCAAAAGTCTGCGCTCCAAAAAAATTACTCCACAAAGGGCACTTTTTTTGATAAAAAGTTTTTATAATTCGTAAAATTTTTATAATTTTATCTCATCAAAACCTCGCTCGTCAGAACTCTGACATATTACAATCGTTGTAATAAAGAAATTCACGAATACAATGTCTAAGAAAGATATGAAGAACAAAGAGGAGATTGCAAAATCCCTTGTTTCTGAACTTGGAATGTCTGAGTCTGAAATTCTCGATCTAATCAACAAAGGCGAAGAAAAGGAAGATAGTCCTGAAGATAAGAAAGAGGACGAAAAAGAGGAATCTGACGACGAAAAGAAAAAGAGAGAGGAAGAAGAAGCAAAGAAGGGTGAAAAGAAAGAAGGATTCAAACCCTTCGAGAAGAAAGAGATGTCTGAGAAGTCTCAGAGCAACGATATCTTCAAATCAGTCATCAAGAGCAACAAGAAACTGATGAAAGTGATCAAGAAATCTCAAAACAGCGATGTATTGAAATCTTTGGTCTCTACCATCGAAGAACTGAAATCAGAAATGAGTCTGATAAAATCGCAAGGAAGCGATATCATGAAGTCGGTGGACACCATCGGATCTGTATCACAAGGAACCAAAGGTGCACGTTTCAACAACTACCTTGAAAAAGGCGGAGACAAACCTTACGCTAAAGATGGTAAGACAGTCCTTTCGTCTCGTGACAGAGACTCTATTTCAGAAGCTATGCTTGGTGTGATTGAGAAATCCCAAGACGACGATCTGAAGACCTCTATGAGCACTGACCTGATCAACTATCAGGGAAGTAATCAGCTATCAGAGCGTGCAGTGAAAAATTTGAACAAATCAGGATACATCTTCCGCGAACAGGCAGGAGAATAACAATCGACAAAAATATAAAGAAAAAAGACAATGAGTGATATTTTTAGCAATATGCCAGGTGGTGTCGAGGATTATTCCAACGTGTTAGGTGGAGTATCAGACGAGCTCGTAAAGGCAATCGTTGCGGGCAGCCAGACTGGTCGTGACTTCAACAATACTGAGAACGTAGGTGGTTCTCTGAAGACTGAATCTTTGGACGCGATGGTTAGATTACTGACTTCTACTGAGAAGCACATCGTGTTTTGGAAAGCACTGAACAAGAACTCTGTTTACAACACTGTTCATGAGTACAACCAACAGTTGGATTATGGTAACGACGCAGGTGGTTTCAACCTCGAAGGTGAAGCTCCTCAGTTCTCAGATCCTACTTACCGCAGGAAATCTGCATTGATCAAATACCTGGGTTTCTCAGGTGAAGTTACTCATCCAGCGATGTTAGTTCGCAACGCAGACGGCATCAACAACTGGGCACGTGAGATCCAGAACAAGACTCAACTCTTGATGAGATTCATCGACAAGCAGTTGGCTACTGCTAACAGCAAGATGGTTTCTACCGAGTTTGACGGTGTGTTCCAACAGCACTTCGAAGCTGAAGAAGTAGGTAACAGCAATTTGGACACTTACTTTGCAAGCTCGCAGGTTATAGATGCAAGGGGTAAGATTCTTACTGACGATTTGGTTCAGGATGCGACAAACGCAGCTGTGAACACCAACTACGGATTCGTAGACAAGATCGTAGGTTCTCCGATCATATTCAACAACTACGTAAAACAATTCGGAGGGTTGAAACGCTTCATGGTCGGTCAGAAAGGCGCGATCAGCGATGCTACTCTTGGTCAGAGTGTTTCTAACATCGACACCCAGTTCGGTCCTGTTGGAATCATGAACGACATCTTCTTTGATCGCAAGGTCGCTAAGAGCTACAACGCAGCAGCAACTCATTCAAAAGCTCCTGCCGCTCCTGTTGCTGATGGATCAGCCCCGACTAATACAGTCACAGGTGTTGCCACGAGCAAGTTCAGTGGTTTCACTGGCACGTACTTCTACGCAGTCTCTGCACGCAACCGTTACGGTGAATCAGCATTGACCTTACTGAAGACAACTGCTTCTACCGTTGCTAATGCAACTGATGTAGTCGATTTGAAATTTGCTGCCGGTTCTGGCGCATACGCTGCTGAGTCTTACATGATCTACAAGACTAAGAAGAATCCTGCAGCTTACACTGACAAGAATGCTTTCTTCCCAGTATTCGAAGTTTCAGCGACTGAATTGGCTGCTGGTTACGACGGATCAGGTGTTGCAAGCGTGGTACGCGACCGTAACTTCTGGATTCCTGGCGCACAGAGTGCATTGGTACAGGTGATCGATCCTGAGTACTTGGAATATCTGCAACTTGCACCGATCATGAAGATGGATCTGGCCATCACCAGTCCTTCCAAAAAGTTCATGGTTCTGAATTACGGAACTCCGGCTGTGTATATGCCGACCAAAATTATCAGGATCGTCAACATAGGCGACATTCAACCTGCATAAGCAGTTTGATCAATCATATTAGAGAGTGTCTGAAATACGGCACTCTCTTTTTAACTTTAAAACATTGTTATGAGAATTTACACGAGTGAGATTTCGCAGTTCGGAAGAACTTTGGACATTCTTGGGAAAGAGGTCACGTTCGACAGAGTAGGTTGTGCAGAAGTTGCAGACGAGGATGGCAAACAGATCGTCAAGTATGCACCAGATTGGTATTCTAAAGAGAAGAAAGAGGCCAAGGTTGAAGTCAAACCAGCAAGTGAAGACATGTTGCTGAAAGACGCAACAATCGAAGAGTTGCAAGAGAAAGTGGCTAAATTGAAACTGATGGATGAGTCGAGAGTCTCCACCATCAAAGCAGCAGAGTTGGAGAACTCTCAGATCAGGTCAGAGATGGAACGGATAGTGAAAGAGAAGCAAGACTTCGAAACAGAAGCGACCAAGAAAGAAGACGCTTGGGCAAAAGAGAAAGAGCAGTTGGACTACAAGTTCGAACTCGCACTGCTTGAGATTCCTGACATTCAGGAGATGTGCACAAAGCTTTCGCTGGACACGAAAGATTGCATCAAGAAAGGTAAAAAAGACGCAGAGCCAACAGTTGACAAAAAAGCATTAATCGAACTCATCACAAATGCGGCAGAGTAATGCCTACGATCAGTTACAAGATAAAGTACAGAAAGAACGAAGGTTCAGTATTCTCCCCCTCGGAGTTACTGAATCTTTTCATATACGCTATTCCAACAG